ATGTTGTTGTAGTAGTGCAACATAGATGTCTCGTTCCCAAGGCATCAAGTTTTCAATCTCAGTTAATGAATATTTATGGTACTGAATTAAGGCAAAGTTGAGTTTATAATAACTGGCCAGATCCATATGGATCATGGCTACGCGAAAAAACCCGCTAATCCCTCAATCAAAATCTCATTATCTTTTTTAGTCTTGGGATTTCTAACAGTAACCTTATGAGAAAGTTTTGGCATCGTCTCAAAGAACTTCTCAATCTCTTTAAACTGAGAAGAATTCATCTGTTCTAAGAACTCAACAATCTCTTTCTTGGTGCAATCTTCTGTTGCCCATGCCTCATCCTCAGTGTAAATTTTATCAATGCAACTAGCAATCAAATCAAAGGACTGCTCCATAGCATTACCATCTTCAAAAGTAAAGTTATTTTTGATGAACTGCTCCAGTGATGGATACTTCATCTCCATCATAATACTATCATCTAACTTAATTTTATTGGTATGCTCTTCATTTTTCTGAACTTTAATATCATCAAGATTGATTTTATGTTGTACCTGAGTTTCACCATCATCAGCACAAGTCACGGTGACTTCAATTTCCTCACCAACTGACTTACCTCTAATGTTTAAAAACAAAAACTCAATATCAAAAGTTGGAAGAGATTCCACTTTGATACCTTTAGTCTGAATGCAATTCTTAATTACATTCTTAATGGCAGTTGTGATTTGCTTTGTATCTTCGCTCTCTAAAGCAATCACAAGAACCTTCTCTTCTTTCACAAGAAAAGGTCTATATTGAATTGTCTCACCAGTGGATGGCAATTCAAGTTCATATACCGGTGTGGCAATCTTTGGTAAAGGCATAATGTCCTATAGAATTTCAGTAATTTTATTTAGATAGGTTTAAAACAAATTTAAAGATCCAGATCCAAATGGTGGAATATCTCCCGCCCCAATACTCGTAAAATCGACAGCACCTGGCGTTAGAAGTTCTGGTATGCCATCATAATCAAGATTAAAGTTAGGATCAAAGGCGAACTGACCGCTGTTCAGATCTGCTTGCTCTGCAACAGTCGGTGGTGGTTGAGTAGGTTTAGTTGGATTAATACCTCTACCAAGATAATATCTAATATAACTCATTGATACCGTTATTTTTAATAACGCAGATGCATCATAAGTGAGTGGCATCGAACTGATAGAAACAGGAAACGCCCTGACAAAACTATAAGTTAATGAGTTTTGATAATTCCTTTCAAATTTGGTAACCTTAAACCCTTGGTCCATAATATATTCATTTGGATATCTTGCCCGATAATGATATTGTCTTGCTGCAATATTTGGTTTCTGTTCTAATAATGGTCCTCCGCCCTGAATACCCCCACTATCTTCATTCATAATAAATGATATCCATCTCTCAAAGAAACGAATTGATGTGTATTGATCTGCATCAACATAGAAGGTAAGATCCATCTTACCATCAAACTGTCTTCTATATGCGTGGGTCTCAGTTACACCAGTGCGATCATTATTATTCTCAAAAGTTGTCAGTTGAGAACCAGGAAGACTTGCTTCACTACATGATAAATTAAAAGATCTTTGCTCAACTCCAAGAAGAGATCTCAATGCAGAAGGAAAGGGGATCTCAACATCAAAGTGGGATGTTAAAGCGGGGTTTAATAAAGATGATTTAATCTCAGCAACTGTTTTAGCCTTGCCAAGTTTATCTGTGAGTGCCATCTATAAATAGTTTTTACCTTATATATTATGTATGGCAGAAAGTATCAAGAGTAAATACAGACCGTCATATCCTAGCAAATATAAAGGCGATCACACTAATATTATATGTCGAAGTAGTTGGGAACGCAAGTTTTGTCGGTGGTGTGATCTAAATGAGAGCATTATCCAGTGGGGTAGTGAGGAATTTCACATTCCATACATCTCTCCAAAAGATAATCGTGTTCATAAGTATTATCCTGACTTTATTATCAAGGTAAAAGAGAGCACAGGTCAAATAAAGACTTATGTGATTGAGGTCAAACCAAAGAAGCAAACAAAACCTCCAGCAAAAAGAAAGAGAGTGACTAAATCATACATCTATGAATGCACTACTTGGGAAATCAATAAAGCAAAGTGGAAAGCTGCTACTGAATTTTGTGCTGATAGACGCATTGAGTTTAAGATCATCACAGAAGACGAGTTAGGTATCAAATGAATCGCATAGAACCCATCGTTGATGACATACAGCAAGAGAGTAGTGTTGATGATAGGATGACATTGATTGTCTATGCACTAAATGATACCGTGACACCCATACCAGAGGTGGGAAATATATGCACGTTCTATTACTATGCAAAGACTCCGAACATTAAGTATGATCAACATCCTTTAGTTGCTGTAACAGAATTATTCAACTGGGGATTTCGTGGTATTAATTTTCATCATAGAGAGTATAGACAATATACTTGGGAAGAATTAGGAAGTCAAGTGTACATAGTACAGCAAGATGAACTTGATGACTTAATGTCATTACAATATGGAAAATTCGTACTAAATAAATAAAAACCATATCAAATGGCATCTTTCGAGCAAGGCACAGCAGAACAAGTAAAAAACGGACAGGCTCAGTTTAGAGCGGGTGCCATCGTATCAAAACAAGCTGCCACATTTGTTGGAGCAAAAATAGAAAGGGTCGAAGAACAAATTCCTGGTTCACAGGGTTCGACTAGATTTGTCGATAAAAAAGTTGGTGGAACAAAGATATATCATAGAACAGTAACTTATCTTTCTCAAAATTCAGACGGAACAATAAGTGGAGCGGAGAGAGTAGTTTATATTGAGAAGAACGGTACATGGCAACCTGCAGCAATATCAAAGGATGGAGGAAAAACATATCAATTCTCTGATCCAAACTATCCTACAATGGATGGTGTCGCTGGAACAGGTCTAGCAAATGAATTAAATGATCTTGATGGTGATATACATAAAAATCTTGATAAACAAGTCAATGATTCATTAGATAGAGCAGGATTTGATGAGATATTAACAGATAATAAAAAGAATGTCATAGATTCTATTAAAAATAATACTGATCAAAATGATGCAGAAGAATCGAGTGATGATGGTGATGGTGAAGATAAAGGATTAACTGATGCTGATCAACTAGAAGCTGCAAAAAAACAATTTGATATATCGTCGATAGATATTGGCGACAGAGGAGGAACTAGATCTGCTGTTGGTTCTTTTGGTAATCATATATATCCATTAGATCTTGGTCTTTCTGGTCAAGACGTTCTCAAATTTACGATGCTGAAATATGTTCCATCAGATATCAATATGTCTGGTGGTTTCCTTGGTGTTGATAGTAGTACAAGAAATGAGGGTGAAAGAGAAATACTAGGGACGGTAGTTCTACCAATACCTGGTGGAATTAGTGATAATAATACTGTCAGTTGGGGATCTCAAAATATGAATCCTGCGGAAGTTGCGGCTGCACAGTTTGCACTGAATACTATTATGGGAGGTGTGAATGAAGGTGCAACATTAGCAGCTAAAAATCT